TGACGACATTGACGCTATCAAGCATCTTGAACTTTGGTCCGTGTATCAGAAGCATTGGTGTGAGCATAAGCCATCTGTTACCATCAATGTGAGAGAGTATGAATGGATGGACGTTGGTTCATGGGTTTATCGTCACTTTGACGAAATGTCTGGTGTGTCATTTTTGCCACATGATGGTGGATCATATCGTCAGGCACCTTATGAGGAAATCACCAAGGATCTTTACGATTCAATGCTACCAACAATTCCAGAATCACTAGATTGGGACACATTGGTTGAAATGGACGATAACGTGGAAGGTGTGCAGACTCTCGCTTGCACGGCTGGTTCATGCGAAATCTAATTATAGCAATGCTCCTCATGCCTTCACTGGCATGGGGAGCAGACCCTATTCTTCCAGACTCTCATATGACACCGGGCGATATAGATCCAAACGCTACCCTCGAAAAGGTATGCACAACTGGATACACAAAGACAGTTCGTAATGTATCACAGTCAAAGAAAGATCATATATATGAACTGTATGCTATTCAGAAGGTGCCTAATCAGTATGAGATTGATCATCTAATCAGTCTTCAACTTGGTGGAACTAACTCAATGCGTAATCTATGGCCACAATCATTCTTTACAGAAACATGGAACGCTAGAGTGAAAGATGTGTTGGAGAGCCAACTCAATCGTATGGTGTGTGATGGTAAGATCAGTCTAGAAACGGCACAAAAGGCAATAGCAGAAGATTGGATCAAAGCATACTGCACCTATTTTAATAAACTGCCGGCGTCTTGTAATGAATATATGAAAGGTAAGTGAATGAAGAAACTACTACTCGCCCTACTACTAATGACAACTCCAGCACTCGCTGAAACAAATATCGCAATTAACAAATCAACTCAAACAATGACGGTGGACTCAGATGAAGGACAATACGAATGGCCCGTTTCTACGGCTCGTAAAGGACACTACACACCCACAGGATCTTGGAGACCTTATTCCCTCCAAACTATGCACTACTCCAAAAAGTATGACAATGCACCAATGCCCTACTCCATCTTCTTTACGGGCGATTTCGCTATTCATGGAACTCCTCATGTGGGGAACCTTGGCCGCCCTGCAAGTCATGGTTGTGTGCGACTTCATCCTAGCAATGCTCGGACATTATTCGGGATTGTAAGCAGGGACCGTGATGGAACCCGAATCACAATTCGGTGACTTGGATCACATATTGCTAGATCAGTTACATAATGCCAGACAGAGCAGGAAGATCGTCAAAAGAGTCAAGAAACTTTGTCCCAACGATCCTCTTACTCTCATCGGCGAGGAACTGATAGAGAAACGCATTCAGTTTTATGAAAGTATGATAAGTGAAAAAACATTATTGCGAAAGAAACACAAAAGAAAGAAACATAAAAACATAGACATATTGGCAAAGAATCCTGTTTATGAATGGTATAAGACTGTCTTCATGGCAACTACCTTTGGATATAAGATGTTCTCGGATTCAGTTTCATCATATATGTCTTATTTCAAGAAAGGTAAAAACTAATGGCAGGAGAAAGAGCCGCAATCTTTGGACAGTTTATTGAGCAGTTATCGGAGACAGATATAAACATTCTTGAGAGAGAAGAAGTTTATAGGGTTCTGTTAGATGTTCTAGAAGAGTTTGATATAAAGGGTATGGAGGGTTACCTCGATATTGACCCGGCATTTGATGAGGTGTATAACGAAAAGTATCCGCCTGAAATAGAAGACTACGAAGAATGACTATATAGGTTCATGTGGACCTATAAAAATGAACCCCTGACAGAAATACCAGAAGGATATGAGGCATTCGTTTATTGCATAACGTGCCGTCCAACTGGTAGAAGATATATTGGCAAGAAACTGTTCAAGTTCACCCGCACTACCAAAAAGAAAGGTAAGCGGGTGAAGAAACAGGTTGACTCAGACTGGCTAGATTACTACGGATCTAATAAAGAACTGCTAGAGCATGTTGAGTTATTTGGTAAAGAGAAGTTCGACCGTGAGGTCATTCGCCTGTGTAAGACAAAAGGTGAAGCCTCATACTACGAAGCCAAAGAGCAGTTCGACCGTGACGCACTAATTCGTGAAGATTATTATAATTCCTGGATTATGGTTCGTGTCCGAAAGTCTCATGTTGTCAAGAAAGGAGAGACTTGACATTCCCAAATTATTCATCTATAATGGTACATTGAAAGTGAGGAAGCATGTCAATTGTAATATATTCCAAGGATGAGTGTTCTTTTTGCGACCGAGCAAGGGAACTGTTAAAGAGTCTCGGTAAGGAATATATCGAGTATAAGTTAGAAAAAGACTTCACTAGGGAAACGCTCAAAGCGGTATTCCCATCCGCCAAAACTTTCCCAGTAATCACTATTGACAATTCCTACATTGGCGGTTATAATGAACTGAGTGAAATCGCTAAGGAAGGAAAGCTATGATTGATAAATACAAGTTGGTAGAAGACCTCAAGAATGGTGTTGTTACTGTTGTCTTTGAAAAGGTCGATGGCACCGAACGCACGATGAGAGCCACGCTATCTGATTTATTTGTCCCTCAGGTTCTATCTGAGTATGATGGACAGGTTCCAAAGAATGCTCGCCAGCTAAATGATAATGTGCAAGCTGTTTGGGACATTGACAATCAGGGTTGGCGTTCATTTCGTCTCGACTCTGTGAAGCAACTATTGAAGGAGTGATATATGGCATGGCCGCATAAGAATCGACCACGAAAGGGTCGAAGAAAGATTGGTTCTACAAAACGCAAGGCTCGTCGTCTAAAGGGCAGAAAGAAAAAGAGTTAAATATGAATATGGAAAAGAACGTAAAGATTATTTCCGTGAATGGTAGTTCTGAAGGTATCAACTTCATGGATGCTCTAGCACTTTTATTCATCGGACTCAAACTTACGGATCATCTAGAAAGGTGGACTTGGGTAGAGGTTCTCTCACCACTATGGGCACCTCTTATGGTATCTTGGTTCATCATTCTGTTGAAAAGAACCTTTCTCAATAACGATAATGAGGATGAAAATGTCTAATGATAATGGCATCTATGTTCTGCTCACCGAGACAGAAAAAGGTCCAGAATATCGTGTAGCATATGCCCATGCCATTGGAAACATCTATGGTTCCTGGGATGCTGAAAAGGCATTATACGAAGGAAACCTTTCTGCAATCAAAGGAACATTTGGTGAAAGTCAAGTATTTCATACACTTAATGAGGCACTTGACTTTGCCGAATCCTTAGAGTATGATATAGGAGAAACTGAAGACGGAATCTGTATGATTAACGACTTCAAGAACTATGGTTTCATCTTTGACTAAGGAGAAAAAAGTGAAGACTGCATCCGTTAGACGCCCTAAGTTTGCGGACGAAAAGTATATGGGTCCTGAGCCGAGCCTCACTGAGGACTCCACACAGGTGGAGTTATCGAATGCCTACACATGGTTCAATTACTTCTATTCGTCTGAGGATTCCCTCAAGTTCACTATCTCCTATCTAAAGTCTATCAAGTATGACAAAGCAATCATCACCAAACTCTCCCGAGTCAAGCCCCATGAGTTCAACAACTGGATCGGATGGAACTGCCGACTCCTTGAAGCAGGGTCCACTCTCCCTGATAATCTCTGGGACACAACGATTGAGCGTATTCGATCCTTCGCATCCTCGGCATCAGGAAGCGATGAAGTGGTTGAAGGAGAGGAAGCGCCCGTCACGAAGGTAATCTCGATCCAAGATCGTATTAACAATAAGGCATCCGACCTAATCGGTGAACTGGAAGAACAACTGGATGTCTTCTTTCAAGAAGGAGTTATTCAGTTCGATGTTAAGAAGTGGACCCTTGAGAAGGGAATTAAACCGCAAATTGCGAAGAGGATTGCAGAACACTTCCGTCCTCAATACGAAGAAATCACCGAAGCCCAAGCAGGCAAAGACCCTGACCTTGTGGAAGCGTATAAGGGTTGGCGTAAGCCAGTTCTTAAAATCATGGGTCTATTCATCAAGCGAATAATCGACCATATGATTGAACTAGATTCCGCTGGTCAGACTATTCGTAAGCCACGTAAGAAGAAGGTCAAGCCTGCCTCGGTTCTGGTATCCAAAATGAACTATTGTAAATCTGCCGATACTCTTACGAGTGTCGATCCTAAGGAGATTATTGGTGCTTCGCAACTTTGGGTTTTCAATGCTAAGACTCGCAATCTTTCTGTTTATAATGCCGTGGGTAATTCGGGCCTTTCTGTCCGAGGGTCTACGATTACAGGATTTGACGAGACAACTTCAATTACAAAGAAACTCCGTAAACCAGAAACAGTAATCAAACCTCTCCTTGAAGGTGGTAAGATTTATCTACGCAAGGTGATGGACAACATCAAAACAACAGAACAAAAGGCAACTGGTCGTATCAATGCTGATACAATTCTACTACGGGTGGTGAAATAAATGCACAGTCTTATCTTCGCAATCATACATATTGGTATCGTGCTGGCGACGATCCTTCTCGGCGTGTCGCTGTTCGTGCTGTTTCAATCTCTAATAAAGGGTGATAAATGACAAACTTTGCGGTTGTTATTATCAGTCCGCCAGGTTATAGACACTCAGCAACTTTTCGTGATGTTGCTGAGAATATCAATCAAGGACTGAACAATCTAGGACATAATTCTGTTATTCGCCATGCGCCTACACCAGGCCGTCAAAACATAGTATTTGGTTCCAATCTTCTACCAACATACCCAATCGAAATTGAACCAACATCTATTCTATATAACCTTGAACACATTGACAAAGAAACAGAATGGGTGGTGCCTAAGTTTTTAGCAAGACACAAACAACACCGCACTTGGGACTTCTGTGAATGGAACGTTCGTAAGTTTGCAGACCTTGGCGTTGCGGTTCGTGGTCTATTGCCGATGGCATATGTCGAACAAGCAACTAAGTTCAAGATGCTTGATGATAAAGAATATGATATTGTCTTTGTCGGCGGCATGACTCCTCGTCGTGCAAATCTTCTTAAACAACTTGAAATGACAGGTCTGAAAATTAAATGGGTCTGGCAAGTGTATGGAAGAGAACGTGATTCTCATATCATGCGTTCAAAGTTAGCATTAAATATTCATGCTGTTCCAGGTGATAAGATTTTGGAAATCGTTCGCTTATCTCACCTATTTGCCAATAAAGTTCCTGTTCTCTCAGAGCGTGGCACAAACTGGGAAGAATATAAAGACACTTATGAAAATGCTGCCGTTTGGTCGGATTATGATGACCTTGTTAGTAATGCTGTAGAATTATGCAAAAATCAAGAAAAACTAAATCAGATTGGTCAATCGGGTTTTGATATTATGTCCAATATACGTATTGAACCATATCTGAAAGAACTATTAGAAAAGGAAGGACTATGAACGACAAGGTAATCGAGTTTCCAAAACACAAGGTTGTTCGTGATGTGCCTGAAGAAGTGATTGAAGAAAGAAATAGACGAGCCGACCAAAAGATGGCCGACAGCATTGTTGATGAAATCACCGGATTCATTATCACAGAGTTGGATAACTATAATGTAGAGGTCGAGAATAAACAGTTCACTAAAGATTTTGTTCTCGTTGCTGATGCTATTAAGGCTTGCGTTTATAGGTCTTTTGCATTAGATCATCATTTACATGAGTTTGTGGATAACAATGTCAAACTTATTGAAGGTGATGTTACCGCTATGACAAAGGAAGAGATTAAGGAAAAGATAGAAATGATCATGAATCAACTGTCCGATGCCAAAAATAATCTTGACACCGACGAGGAAGAGTGATACAATATATAATCACTCAATAAAGGAAATATTATGTCTTACATGCTAATCGACCTCAATCAGGTCTTAATTTCCAATCTAATGCAGCATCTAAAGTTTGTTTCCAAAACACATGAAATGAATGAGGATCTTATTCGTCATATGTGTATCAATACCATTCGTGCATCCGTGCGCCAGTTTAAGTCGAAATATCCAAATATTGTCCTTTGCTGCGATAATCGTAAGTATTGGCGTAAAGACTATTTTCCATTCTATAAGTCACAACGCAAGCAGGATCGAGAAGCATCCGGACTTGATTGGGGACTGATCTTTGATACTCTCAACAAGATTCGTGATGAATTGAAAATCTCATTCCCATATAAGGTACTTGATGTAGAGGGTGCCGAAGCGGACGATATTATTGCTGTTTTGACGGCCCGCTTCGCACCCTCGAATGATATTCTGATCCTATCATCTGACAAGGACTTTGGTCAGTTGCAGAAATATCCTAACGTCAGTCAATATTCACCCATTCTAAAGAGGTTCATTAAGATTGATGATCCTAAGACTTTTACCCGTGAGCATATTATCAAAGGTGATCGAGGCGACGGCATTCCCAACTTTTTGTCCGCAGATAATACCTTTGTTCTCGGAGAACGTCAGAAGGTAATAAATAGTAAGAAACTTAATGAATGGATGCAGAAAGATGTAACTGAGTTTTGCACTACGGACATCATGCTTCGTGGTTATAAACGAAATCAAACACTCGTTGATTTTGACTATATACCGTCGGAAGTTCAAGAGAGAATCGTGGAGGCATTTGATAATACCAATCCTGCATCGAAACAGGTAATGTTGAACTACTTTATTGAGAAAGGACTCAAGGTAATGATTGAGTCTATTGGAGATTTTTAATGTCAAAGAAAAATATCTATGAGGTTTTTGAGGAGTTTAAAAAGGCCTCTAACAAGGCAGAACGCCTTACCGTCCTTCGCAAGAATGATACATATGCTTTACGTAACATTTTGCTAGGTACCTTCCACAAAGGTTTAAAGTTTACAGTAACAGAAATTCCAACATGGCGCCGAGTTGATATGCCTGCTGGTATGGCATACAGTAATATGACGGCGGCTCTTGATCGTGTTTACCTTTTTACAGAAGGCAATCCACGGGTGCCCGCAGGACTTACTGAAAAGAGAAAGACAGAAATTCTAATTCAGATCCTAGAATCCTTGGAACAAAAGGAAGCCGATGTATATGCTGGTATGTTGATGAAAGACTTAAAAGTACCATACTTAACGGAGGCATTGGTTGGTGAAGCGTTCCCCGGACTATTATAACAATCACAAACAATTAAAGAGTCTTAAACACAACAATGTAGTATATAAGGCAAATACCACTGATGCGTGGAAATGGTTTCACATTCTCAATGAACAAATTTTTGGTGGACTACTTGAACCTGTGGAAAAGATCATCATATCCAGTCATAAAGATCATGAACACCATTATGCATTATACCATTACGATCAAAAAGACAAGAGTGTTCCCTGCAAGATAAGTTTCTGGAAAACTTTTGACGACGAGAAACAATTTGTAGAGATACTGGCACACGAAATGATACACCACTTTCAACATTCATATAATGAACCACTGGGACATGGACCTTCATTCCTATCGTGGCGTGATAACTTCAAACTCAAAGGACTCAATCTTTATAGGGCAAGATGACATGAGCAAGATGAAAAACAATAATCGTATCGCTGATCCATATGTAGAACTACAGGAAGAAGATCGCAAGTATGGCGGCAAGAGACTAGAAAAACCTCAGTCAGAAGTTTCCAAAAAGCGACCTCTCAGAAACCTTAAAAAGGCGTGGATGGAACATGTGGATGACTTTGACGAAGTGGATGATTTTTACGAGCATTAAGTAAGATTACTTTGCTATTACTAATTCGGCCGATGGGTCCGGATATGTCATAACCAAATGTGGTATGACATAACATTTGATAGGTATTAAAATGTATATTGATAAGAACACAGAGTCTTCCTTATTTGCGAAGAATCCTAATCTACAACTAAATGGTGTAACTTACCTTAATAGAGTGTGGATTGAGTTAGATGAAATTATGATTGCACATGAGAAGAATGTTGCACGAATGGGAGGTATTAATCCTACTCTGATTGAAGAACTAAAAAACTCATTCGTGAATGGTGTTATGTTGAACGAGTTTCTTCCTGTAATTGGTAAGTTGCCTGTTGCAACTATTGATGAATCGGATGGAAACCTAAAACTGTATGAGGTATATGATGGATTTAATCGTTTAAATGCCCTCAAGCAATTGGGATGGAAGGGATACTGGTTTGATCTGGTGGATGTTGTTGATGAGAGAACAAGAATTACCTTGGCACTCAAAAGCAATCGCCATCCTCCTTGCGGTCCATCCAACGACAATGATATTTATCTTTCAACTCTAACTCTCGTTAAAAAAGGATTATTAAATAATCATGCTGACGATATTAAGGATTATATCGTTGATGTGACCGGCATTCCCGAAGGTCGTGCTACACAGATTAGCAATAAAGTTGCTAAACAGACTGGTGCTGTAATGACCTTTATTTTGTGGTCTGCTGACATGATTAAGAACGGATTGAAAGCACTGAATATTGTCTCTCACGGCAACTATGACATTACCAATGGCAAACACGGATGGACATGCCTTGAAGGTTATGAGGCAGATACGTGTATGAATGCTATTGCTAAGTATCATGCCACAAAACAAGAGTCATACATCGTAGGCCATACAAAACTACCAAATCAAAAGAGTGGTTTGGATGATCGCCGACTAAAGATGCAGGAAACTTTTAATGAAAAAGAGGAACAGTTGATAAGTCTATGCGAGTTTTATAACAAGCATGGACGTTTGCCTTTTAATCTCACAGGATTCCTTCCACAGGATAACAATGTTGAACCGAAAAACGAAATTGTTCCTATCAAGTGATTTGACTTAAATCAATTCTAAACAAAATCAATCACTTATAGAAATCTCTAATGAAATCAGAGACTTAGAGGTGCGACATCTTGTCGCACCTTTTTTTGTTGACTCTTCCGTTCCTTGTGCTATAATGTAAGCATGATAAAGAAACGTAAACGTCGAACCGACACAAACCACATCATTTATAGCCTCGCTATAGGTAAGCGTGAATATATCGGAGTCACCGTCGTCAATGAACGGTCTCCGACTAAATCGCTTAAGCGCCGCTGGCAAAAGCATGTTCAACGTGCCCTTGCGGAAGATAAGGCTTGGAAATTGTCGCTCGCCATTCGCAAGTATGGCGCTGAGGCGTTTACGGTCGAAATCGTTCAAATTGTTCGTGGCAAATCAAATGCTCATATGATTGAGCGTGATTTGATTCGCACTCGCAAACCCAAACTCAATACGGATGTAAGATGAAACACCGCTTCTACCTCTTTCTCCTTGAGAATGTCGAAACATTCTCGGACTTTGTGGCCTTTCAGGCCGTGTCCAAGCTGGCCATCTGATACAGGGTGCGACAACTTGTCGCATTGCGTTCCGTTCCGTTGTGTGTTAGGATACGTCAACAATCGAAATTGAAAGGAAAACATCATGTCTAATGCTCGCTTCGTCAATAAGGGTCTCCTCAAGTCCGACCTCGCCACTCTTAATGCTCTCATTAACTATTTCGAGAATGGTGGTACCATCACTGTTTGCAAAGCGGGTAAGCGTTCTAAGGCGAACACTTCTTTCCCTATGATTAAAGGCACTGTCGCCAATATCGGCGCTAAGTCTGTTAATCTCAAAAACTCTGGTGCTAAAGCAAGAAAGGGTTAATCATGGAAGTCTATTTGGTAATCTCGGGTATTGCGTATGAGGGTGAGAATGTGGTTGGAGTATTCTCCGATTATGTCAAGGCCCGTGAGTGCGAATTGCAGTATGCGGATGGCCATGGATATACGGAGATACGCAAGGTAGAAGTTGATAAGATATACGATGATGTTTTCGGTGGAATAGGAGAGGAAGTCTAATGATTGATGATTCAAAGTTCGTGCAGATTGTCGCTCTTATGACACTCACGGTCGGTCTTACAATCGGCGTTCTGCTTATCGCTTATCTTGATGGAGGTTTATAATGCGAATATATGCCCTCATATGGGAAGCGCACCTCGATGATCGCCTTATGGGTTTATATTCGTCTTTAGAGTCCGCACAGGCATCGTGGCGGTCGTTGCTTGGTTCTGATGACGATTATCCGTATCAGTTCTATCGGATAGAGTGTCGGGAACTAGATGCTCCCGGCGAGCAATATACGCATGAACATATCGTGGATGAACATTATAAGGGAGAATAAAATGGCTAATGTGAAAACTTTTGATCTGACAATCTATCTCGACAAGACCCGTGACCGTGTGTTTCGTGGTATTTCTCGGGTTGCTGTAAAGCGGTATCTTGAATGGTATCGTGAAAATGAAAAGTATGTCGGTTATCATGTAACTGAACGATAGGAGATATAAATGGGTTTTCAGTTTGACGGAGCCGACGGTCGTGTGCCGTTGAAGATGTGGTGTGATGGTGTTGAGGTCGAGGCCGATGCTCGTAAGCAGTTAGAGAACATCGCTTCCCTGCCGTTCGTTTATAAGCATGTCGCCGTCATGCCGGACGTTCACCTTGGAAAGGGTGCAACGGTAGGATCGGTAATCGCAACGAAGGGTGCTGTTGTTCCCGCTGCTGTTGGTGTTGATATCGGTTGTGGTATGATGGCTGTTCGTTTGTCTCTGACGGCGAACGATTTGCCGGACAACCTCGCTTCACTTCGTTCTCATATCGAGTCCGTGGTTCCGCATGGTCGCACCGACAACGGTGGTAAGAATGATCGTGGAACGTGGGGTCAGGCCCCGTTCAAGGTCGTTCATGCTTGGGGTCTCTTACAGGCTCGTTACGATGCTATCGTAGCAAAGCATCCGAAGATTGCGTCTCACAAGACGTTTGAATTTATGGGCACTCTCGGTACGGGCAATCACTTCATTGAATTGTGTCTGGACGAGGATGACCATGTTTGGGTGATGTTGCACTCCGGTTCCCGTGGTGTAGGTAACAAGATTGGTACCTATTTCATCGAAGCAGCAAAGAAGGAAATGGAGCGATACCATATTCTGCCGTATCTGCCGGATCAGGACTTGTCCTATCTTGTAGAGCATACGGAACTGTTTGACGATTATGTAGAAGCGGTTTCCTGGGCACAGGAGTTTGCTGCTCTTAACCGTCAGGTGATGATGGATGCGGTGCTTGACGTTCTGCGTCAGCGTTTGCCGTCGTTTGTTGTCTCTAACGAAAAGGCTGTGAACTGTCACCACAACTATATCTCCAAGGAGAACCACTTTGGAGCAAACGTTCTGGTAACCCGCAAGGGTGCAGTTCGTGCCCGTGAAGGCGATCTTGGTATCATCCCGGGATCGATGGGAACGGGATCCTTTATCGTTCGTGGTAAGGGCAACCAGGAGTCGTTTTGTTCATGCTCGCATGGCGCTGGTCGTCGTATGTCTCGCACCGAGGCAAAGAAGAAGATCACGCTAGAGGAGCATATCGTAGCGACTCAGGGTATTGAGTGTCGCAAGGATGCTGATGTGATTGACGAAAGCCCGGCTGCTTACAAGGATATCGGTGCGGTCATGGCTGCACAGGACGACCTTGTGGAAATCGTGCATCGTCTTCGTCAGGTTCTAAACGTAAAGGGTTAAGGTCAAGTCTAAGGTGGTATGGTCAAGGTCTAGTTAATGCTTGGACTTGACCATACCAAAGCTCATGGAGCGAGGAAATGAGAAAGAGCATACTACATAGCGGTCAGGGTCAGAAACGCACCAGGACCCTGTCCAATCCTGTCGCTTTTTCGCTCAAAAGCGGACAATTCAGGCAGCGAATAGTCAAGTCCAAGGTCAAGTATGACCGTAAGCGTAGCAATAAGGGGTGCGACAACCTGTCACACCTCTTTTAGGCATTTTTCTATTGACTCTTCCGTTCCTTTGTGCTATTATATACGGACAATGATGAAAGGAACACAAATGAAAAACGCTATTCTCTATCGTATCAACTCCCTGATCGCTTATGCGACTGTATATGTTATATTCGGGTACTTTGTTGCAGAACGTCTTTTAGAACTGCAATCAAAGATAAACGACTATTTTGATTATGACTGGAACGCTGCTGTTGATGAACGCAAATCTCGTTAATCTTCGCAACTGAAAGAGAACTCAAATGAAACGCACGAATGCTTATATTGCTACTCTCGATCATTATAATAAATCACATGGCGACATTTATAAAGATTTGCGTTTGATCGTCTTGATTTTTAATCAAGTAGAAGATACTAACTTTCGTTTGATGCGTTTGTCTCCGAGTGGACTATGATCGCTTTCTGGGTATGCTGTGCTATCTTCACAATCATTCTCCACGTATGCTGGAGAATGAGTCTTGTCAAAATTCTGGAGGACTAATATGCTTCGTGCTTTCTCTATCGGTGCAAATCAGATCGAAATTCGTCATGGCGAGAATGCCTTTCTCGTTTCGTATAAGACGCCTGTTGCTGCTTATGTGAAGGGTAAGTTTTATCGTTCTGCGACTAAGTTCTCTCGCACCACTTCCAAGCATATCAACAAGTGGCTTGATGGTGCTGTGGCTAACGAAGTGCCGCAGACTCAGATTGAAGACTGGATGGGTTGGAACGCCTAACAACGGAGTGTCAAATGCGAAAGTATACCAATAAGATTATCGAAATGGTTGATGAGGGTCTTCTGGATCGTGACGAACTGATCCGTGACTTGCTATTGTGGATGAGCGAGTCGGAAGTGGAAGAGTTTTATGATCGTATGGAATTCTTGAACGAAGAACTGGAGGATGAATAATGTCTCGCATGTCTGATGCCTATATTGAAATCGTGGAACTGGTGGGTGATGCTGTTGATGCAGGCGCTTATTATCTCGGCGATGTTGTCGAGTATGTAAACGCCCGGTCTGCCCTCAAGGTCGACCGTGAAATGGTCGGTGGAATTATCGATTCGCTGTATTATGACATGGACGATCGGTATGGCCCAGTCCAAGATACCAATAGTCTACCAATTCTATAGACTATGGGTGCGACAACTTGTCGCACTTTTTGTGGTTGACTCTTTCCTTCAAGCGTGCTATCCTTAGACATAATTCGAAAAAGGAGAAATCTATGCCCCGTGTTGCTGCTTCCAATGGTGTTCGTCCCGAGATTCGTGCCCTTGCCGTGTTCAAGGTTGGCGTCCCTGTGACGCCCGCCGAGATTAACGCATATGTCGGCACTGGCGATTATGCCGCCAAGTATGTGTCCTTCCTGAATACTCGTTATGGTTTCACCATCACGGCTCAGAAAGATAAGCGCAAGGTCGTATCTTATACGATGGTTGCCGAACCTGCAAATGCTGAGGCGCTTCGTGCCTCTCAGCCGAAGGTCGCTAAGTCTAAGGCGCCCAAGGCGCCGAAGACCGCTAAGGCACCTGCTGCTAAGAAGACTGTTAAACTGTCGACCATCGTTAACAAGGTCAGCGAGGAGTTTGCTGCTGCTAAGGCCGCTAAGCCGGCATCCAAAGAAGATATCAAGGCCAAGAACCTTGCTACTCTTAAGGCGGTTGCTGCAAAGCGCAAGGTCGCTAAGCCTGCTCCTAAGAAGAAGGTTCGTGAGTTCGATGATGTGACCGAGACTTTCGGCAACAGTGGCGAAGTTGGTACTTCGTTCAATGTTGATCGTGATTGGGACTCCATCGACGGTCTCGACCTGTCCCGTATTCTCTGATAACAGTTTTCGTCAATCAACTCTGAAAGGATAACTCACATGGCATATATGTCTCAGGAACGCAAGTCTGCTCTGGCGCCGGCTATCAAGGCGATCCTTAAGCGTTATGGCGTTAAGGGTTCTCTGTCTGTTAGCAATCACTCTGGTCTGACTCTTACTCTCTCTGAGGGTAAGATTGACTTTGGTGATAAGGACTATTGGCAAGTCAATACATATCATATTGACAATCAGTGGTCGGGTGTTGCTAAAAAGTTCCTGTCAGAGGTTGTTGCTGCTATGAATGTCGGCAATCATGACCGTTCCGACATTTCAACCGATTATTTTGATGTTGGTTGGTATGTGTATGTGAATGTCGGTAAGTGGAATAAACCCTATAAACTCGTAAAGTGAGGACTCAACATGGGTAGCATCATTCAATTCCCCCGTTCCGAATATGCGTTTTCTTCGTTGCAGGTTGAGTTTTTGCAAACGTGTCATAACGTATTATGCGAGGATGACTATCTCGATTTGCTAGAAGCAATCGAGGATGTCCATGCTTATTGGGAAGCAGATGACGAGATTCAATCGCTTGCTCTCGGTTATCTGGAGGTAGAATGAGACTTAAAGTCAAAGTCAAAAATCCTGAGTATGCATTTCGCAATCGTCAGGCAAGCTATCGTGTCATTCCTGAGTTTAACATTTATGTCGGCCGAGTGATTTCTCCTCGGCCATCGTGGTTGAATGCAAATCAGTTTATGTTGACCACGGGTGATATCGATGCGCCTGTTCGCATTCTTGACAAGGACGATATAGTCCAGGCGTGGGTTCAGCATAAAGAGTTTGACGATGGTGTGACATTAGTTTCGGGTGAAAAGCGACCTTATGTTGTGACCGCAGGTCCCTTCGGTCGCTTTTCTTGTAACTGTTCGTCATTCGGTTATCGCAAGTGGTGTTCTCATATCAACGAAGTGAAGAAAGCGAAACGCAAATGAAAAAGTGGGATATCCTAGACGTTCGATGGTTCGGCATCATCGGTATCGTTCGTGTTGATACACATAGCGGCATTCGTTATTTTATCGGCAATGGCAAGGGCATTCATGAGCAAGCAGACATGCAGCGAATTGCCGATTGGGGAATGTCCTTTGATAATGATGCTGGCGACGTTTTGTTTGGAGTGAAAAATGACAAAGTTTCTGTCTAAAGACCCTGAGAAAGCCCTTGCAGAAGTCAAAGAGGTGCTGTATGATCGTCTAAAGGTTCTTCGTCAATGCGTTGGTCCCGACGACGAATATGGTGATGACGTTATAAATCAAATGCGAAACGAAATCGACTTTCTGGAAGACCTGCTCGATACGATTGAGAGGAGCTAACATGGACTATGGTCGCTTTCACTGGAACGGCAGTAAGGAAGTCAGGCGAAGGTATTGGTATGAGGGCAAAAGAAGACAACGTTGGGTCTTCTGCTACGATTGGTACCACTATCTCATTCAAGATGCTCATAATCGGAGACCTATACGATGAAATCTACCCAGAAACTTTACAAGATTGACTCCAATGGTAACACCCGAGTGTGGTGGATGGAGTATGACAATACAAAGTACCGCACTCATTCGGGTATTCTAGGCGGTAAGATTGTAGTTTCTGGGTGGAAGTATCCAGAGGCCAAGAATGTCGGTCGTGCTAACGCAACCACTGTGAAAGAACAGGTTGAGTTAGAGGTTCTTTCTGAAATCACCAAGAAAGAATATCAAGGCAAGTATCATCAGACTACCACTTGGGCTAAAAACGGTGCTAAGTTCATTGAGTGTATGCTGGCAGATAAGTATGATGCCAAGAAGCATAACAAATTCCCTTATTACTCGCAGCCGAAACTTGATGGTGTTCGTTGTCTTGTATCAAAAGACGGTATGCAGTCACGCAACGGCAAGCCTATTCTTTCTGCGCCTCATATCAGCGAAGCATTAGAGTCGTTCTTTAAGAGGTTTCCCGATGCCATTCTCGATGGTGAACTGTATAATCACGAACTAAAGAATGACTTTGAGAAACTAATCTCGCTTGCTCGTAAGACAAAACCTACCGCCGAAGACTTGAAAGAATCTAAGGACATGATTCAGTATCATGTCTATGATGTGGTCGATCCATCTTCTACATTCGCAGAGCGTAATACGATGCTGCATTTCGTGCCTGGCGTTTGGTCGAAGATGATCCATCCCGTTGCTACTGTCAAAGTTAAAGATGCTGAACAGGTTCAGGTAATGCTGGAAGATTATCTGATGATGGGTTACGAAGGTCAGATGCTCCGTGATCCTAACTCGTATTATGAAGGTAAACGTTCCAAAGGTCTGCTCAAGCACAAAGAGTTTGAGGATGCCGAGTTTACCATCGTGTCAATCGAAGAAGGACAAGGTAACTGGGCAGGTGCTGCCAAGCGTATTGAAATCCGTTTAGAAGACGGAACGACTCAGTTCTCTGGCGTCCGTGGCACATTTGACAAACTCGCCGATGTTCTGTATAATGCTAAAGATTATATCGGCACAGAGGTAACAGTTAGATATCAGAACAGAACGGATGATAACAAACTCCGTTTCCCTGTCGTTGTGGCATTCTGGAAAGGTAAGCGTGATATATGATACGGAAAATCGAATGCGATTTAGAAAACCGAGTTGAGACTGGTCCTGTTCAGTTCAATGATGACTGGCCAGGTGTGTTCATTCGTGGTGACAATGCTGCTTACTACGCATTCATGCTAGAATCACTCATGCTGGATAAACATGGTGAACAGGCACAGTCACTAGCAGTTATGAACAATCTGCTTCGCCTGTTGCGAGAGTGTCGAGTATGAAGTGGTTTCTTATAATCTATTTCTTTAAGTGTGCAAGTGTCGCAGAAGCGGACATGTCAAAGTGTCCGTCTTCTGTGCATAAGGTGATGATGCCATCTAAAGAGATATGTTATAAGGTCAAAGAATTGAATGGCACTTTGGCCGAATGTTGGGCAACGGAGATACAATGACAGACTATCTAAAACAAATCGCATACAACGAAGGTTGGTCAGACTACAATCACCTAAGTGCGTCTGACAATCCGTATGATGGTGTATCCACAGAACTTGCTAATATGTGGAACGAGGGATGGTGGGACGCTTTTGAGGAGAACTGAGCAATGAACATTTTCTATATCGACTCTGATCCTAAACTGTGTGCCCAGTGGGCAGTAGATAGTCATTGCGTAAAAATGATTTTAGAGGCAAGTCAGTTGCTTTCAACTGCTCACCGTGTGCTCGACGGCGTTCAGTATATTGATGCATCTTCTGGCCGTAAGATCAAGCGTTGGCGGTTGTCTGATGGTCGTGAGTCCATTCTATACTCCGCAACTCATATCAATCATCCCTCTGCGGTCTGGGCCCGTGAGTCCAACAACAACTATAACTGGTTGTGGTGCTATCTGTATGAACATTGTAAAGAGTATACCAGACGCTACGGTAAGACACACAAGGTCGAATCTGACGGTCTTCTAGAGTGTCTAAAAACGCCGCCGAATAACATTCCTGTTGGATATAAAACGCAACCGCCAAGTGCGATGGATGCTAAATACATCATATCAGAAGATGCAGTTGTGAACTATCGCAACTATTACAAGGTCGGCAAGGCACACCTTCATTCATGGAAAGCGCCTGCTACTGCACCAGACTGGATTATGGAGTAACAATGCCTAATTACACATGGGAAAACAAAGAGACTGGTGAGGAGTTCACCAATACAATGACTATTGCGGAGCGTGATGAGTTTGAAAAGAACAATCCACAACTTCGTCAAGTGCTTCGCAACTTTACAATGGTTGATCCTGTAAATATTGGCGTTACAAAACCACCATCTGATTTTCAGAAATATATTTTAGGTCGTGTTAAGTCGGCAGTACCACATGCCGACGCCGTTGCAAGTAAGCGTTGGGACATTCCCAAGGAGGTCTAACCTGTCATCAGAGCATTTTAGCAAAAAGTTTAGAGGTCGTGCCCGTAAAAAGGCATCGACCTCTTTTGTTTATGTAGATGTGAATAACGATAACAATAAGGTAACATATATGTCAAGAAAGCAGAGAAGAAATAACCAACAGCAGCAGAACAATCAGGCCGAAAGAAACCACTTCGAACTGCGTCATATTAAACCACTAACAGTAAATCAACAAAGAGTGTGGGACGCCTACGAAGCAGGTTCTAATCTTATGCTGCATGGTTATGCCGGCACCGGTAAAACTTTTCTATCACTCTATCTCGCACTCAAGGAGGTATTAATAGACGAGACATATAAGAGGGTCGTTATCATCCGTTCAGTTGTACCATCAAGAGACATGGGTTTCTTGCCAGGCACAGAAAAGCAAAAAGCGGAAGTTTACGAACAACCCTATCAAGAAATTTGTGACGATCTATTTGGTCGTGGTGATGGTTGGAAGATTCTAAAGATGAAACGTTTGGTAGAGTTTACCACAACATCGTTTCTTCGTGGAACAACCTTCAATGATTCCATTATCGTTGTTGATGAATGTAACAACATGAACTTTCAAGAAATTGATACTGTCATGACCCGTATAGGTACCAACTCTCGTATCGTCTTTTGTGGTGATTATCGCCAATCTGATCTACACAAACCACATGACAAGACAGGTATCAGAGAATTGATGGCAATCACTCGCCGTATGCCATCGTTTGACCATATTGAATTTGAGATGCAGGACATTGTTCGTTCTGGCACAGTTAAGGAGTATATCATTCAAAAAACTGAAATGGGTCTTTAACTAAATATATAGAATAATAAGGAGTAGACCCTATGGCACAGTTTCGCATTGACTCACACCAATACCTACCACAAGAGAAAACCCTCTTTGAGGTGGTAATGTTGGCCGATCAGTATGGTAATCAGGTTGGTCCTGCTAATCCTACTGGTATGGCCGTCGATGCGTTTGGCAGAGCCAGAATGTCTACTCCTTTAACTCTATTTGATTCCAGCCATCGCTTCAAAGACAATGGACTCTGGAACACAGCAAACACCTCTGGCAATTCTACGTTCGCCTTCTCTACCACAGAGGGTCTAATTAATATGAACGTGACAACGGCTGCTAATGCCGAGGTCATTAGAGAGACAACTAAAGTATTCTCATATCAGCCGGGCAAATCACTACAGATCCTAACCACATTTGTTATGAATACAGCCAAACCTAATCTTAGACAGAGAGTTGGTTATTATGGTGTTGATAATGGCATCTATCTTGAACTTGATGGATCTACACTTTCATTTGTTCAAAGGTCAAACACCACTGGCACAATCATAGAAACAAGAGTAAATCAAGCCAACTGGAATATGGACACAATGCTTGGTGCTGTAGCATCAAGTCCATCAGGCATCACACTAGACATTTCAAAAGCACAGATTTTGTTTATTGATATTGAATGGCTAGGTCTTGGTACTGTTAGATGTGGT